CGGGGAATATCCTGAGCCAGGGCGGTGTTGCAGCAGTTACAACTGAATCGCCCCGGCCCGGCTCCTGCATTGATCCGCCAGACAGATCACGTTGGAACACAACCAAACGACCCGTTGTGAACAGCGCCGCAGGTCCCACGTGCTGCCGGGTACGGGGCACCTTCACACTTCAGGAGAACCATGGGGCAGTGGAAGAGGGCGCACACGCCCGCAGAGAAGCAGCGCCTGCTTGAAGAACTTACGCCCCTGTGGGCCGCCAGCGGCGACATGCGCCTCGGCCAGCTCCTCTACAACGCGATGAACGCGTGGCTGGTGGAGAACAAGAGGGCGGCCACGGCGCGCGACATGAGCAGGGAGATCTTCTACGTCGAAGACGACGACCTGCTGACTACGGTCGCGAAGTTCGTCAAGGACCAGTATCCGCCGAAGGACACGGCCTCCACATCTTCCTAGCACTGCGCTGGAACCCGTCGATCGCGGCCAGCGACAGCGCGAACTTCACCTGCTTCAGGGCGTACGAGAGCTGGAACCGTGCCTCACGGTAGGTATTCGCCTGCACGATCAGCAAGAACGCGTCTGATTCCCACCTTTTGAGAACCACCGCCTCACGCTCCGGTCCAGGCCCAGCAGCAACGTCCACACCTTCATGCTATTTTCCGGCACCCCGGCCGTCCATTCCCCGCCGTAATAGCGCACGCGCGATATCCCCGCGCCCTTGATCAGCCGCCAGCAGCCGTCGCACGGCTCGTCGGTGCAGTACAGCACGGCTCCCCGCGATTTCTCCCCGGCCCGCACCAGGGCGTTGGCTTCGCTGTGGATCGCGATGCACGAGCCTTTGCCGGAATCGTAGCTGGAACCCGGCAGCACGGAGTCAGCGCACGGCCAGGGATTGCCGCACATGCAGATCATCGCGCCGTTACCAGGCAGGTAGTGCTTGCCGCGAGGGCACGCGCTGTCGGTCAGGCAGCCAGGTTCTCCGGGAGGTGCGCCGTTGTAGCCGGTGGCGACAATCGAGTTGTTCCTGACTACGACCGCTCCCACCTTCCTCCGGGTGCAGTTCGCGCGGGCGGCCACGGCGTCGGCTATCCCCAGGTAGTAGTCGTCCCACGTGGGCCTAACAGTCATCGATGCACTCGCCTTCCGGGTCAGGGCAGACCTCGGCGCAGTTCCGGCAGATCACGTGCACGTGGTAAAGGCCGTACCTGCATTCCTTCAGCGAGCCCTCGTACAGTTTGTACTGGTGGCCTTCCGGGTGATATCCACTTCCGGCCATAACTCAAATTCCTTGTTGAATTCCTGGGTAGCGCGGCACAGCTCGCGGTTGTAGCAGACCATTGTGCGTTCCTTGATGTCCTGCTCCAGCATGGCTACCTCCGCGCCGCAGAGCTGGCACTTGTAATAGACCATAACGGCTTCTTCCACGCCCCTCTGTTTCCCGTGTCCCAGTCGTCCACGACGATCTCCCAGCCCTTAGGAGCATTCTGGAGAGCAGCGCCGGCGAATATCGCGCCCGGCTTCATCTCACGGTAAATGCGCTGCTCTAGCTGGTCTTGCAGTTCGGTGTCGCGGAACACGCGGTACATCCAGATAATGTCTGCCAGCTCGTAGGCACCGTCCCAGATGGATAGCGCATCCGCAATACTTACGGGACCACGGTTCTTCTGCTTGCAGATCGTAGCCAGCGTTTCGTCGTACTCGATGCCGCCGACATGGAGGTCGAACATGTAACGGGCAACCATCATCTTAGTGCCGATTCCGGAGCCGACTTCCAGGTACACGCCGCCGTTTGTCTCGCGGACTGCCTCCGTCATTATGGCTACGAAATCAGCCATCTGGAATGGCATCCAGCCGAGTCTTATCTTATCCCCGCCCTGGAGGTTGAATGCCCATTCGTCTTCATTGGCTTCGCGGAGAATTTCCTGGAGTTTCAGGTACATGCCCGCAGCTTACCACTAGTCGTCAAGCAGCCATTCCGGATGTTCCGCAGTCCATTCCACTGTTTTCTTGAGAGACGTTTCCAGGGATACCGGAGGCGTCCAGCCCAGCGTGTTCATGCGCGTGCCGTCCAGGCCGTAGTGAGGGTCGTGTCCTGGCCTCGTGGTATGGAAGTCCTGAAGCTCGTACCGGAGCGGCATTCCCGCGTAGTCAGCAATCATCTGCGCCATGGTCAGGTTGTCGATCCGGTCAGGGCCGGCGATGTTGTAACGGTCGGGCACGGGCATTTCCGCGCAGTACTTGTGCTTGTCCGCGTAGGCGTCTGCGTGCGCCGGGAATACTGCCGGGTTGGTTTCCAGCAGGAAGGTAATCCCGTCTGCCAGGTTCCGGGCGTGCAGGTAGTGCCTCGTGCCGATGTGATTAGGCGTGCCGTGGATCTTGACCTTCTTGCCCTTGAGAACCTTGCGGAGCACGAGCGGGACGAACTTCTCCGGGTCCTGGCGCTCACCGATCATGTTCATGCAGTTGACGATCTGGAGCGGCACGCCGTAGGTCCGCCAGTACGAGATGGCGATGGCTTCCTGCGCTGCCTTGGAAGCGCTGTAGGGATTGCTGGGCACGATCGCGGCCCATTCCTCGTGGCCTTTGATGTCGTTCTCGGTTACCGGCCCGTACACCTCGTCCGTGGACACAAGGATGAACGACCGGGGACGTACCTTGCGGGCCAGCTCTAGCGTGTTCAGGATGACGGAGACGTTGTTCTCGACAAACGGCACAGGATCGGAGATAGACCTGTCTACGTGGCTGTCAGAGGCGAAAGCGACGATGCTGTCTACGTCTTCTATCTGCCTGGTCATCTGCCTGGAAAATGGCGCGGTCAGGTCGTGGGTGATTACCTCGGTTCGCTGCCGGGCGCTCTTGAGAACAGGAGACAGGGAGTTCGCGGCGAAGCTGTCCAGCACTTCCGCGATCCGGTCGGTCTTGCCCTTGTGCCGGAACGAGTCCGTGGCTACGGCATCCCACCTTGTGTTGACCAGGACGTGCTCAAGGAAATGGTGGCCCGCGAAACCACCGGCTCCGGTAATGAAAACCTTAGTCATGCGGGGAATCCTACACGTCAAACCGGGCGTGGTGCCACCGGACTGTCACAGAAGGCACGAACCCGTACGAAGCTCCGGCGTCCAGCCAGTGCGCGAGGATGTCCCAGTCCGAGTCCCCGCCCCAGCGCCAGTTTGCGATCTTGAACAGCTCGGCCTTGTGCACCACTGCGTTGCAGTCGATCGCCCCGTAGGCCGGCGTCCCGTTCCCGATGACATCCCAGGGCTGGCCGTCCAGACAGCGCTGCATCTGCGAGTAGGAGAAGTCCACGCCCTGGTCTAGTACCGCGTTCGCGAGCCCGAGGTGGTCAGGCAGGTACTCGCAGTCCGCGTCCAGGTAGGCAATGCGGTCCCCGCCCGCGAGGTACGAACCCGCCAGCGCCACTGACGCGCCCCGCGAGCCCCGGCCGCCGCGAGTACCCGGATGGCCTTCTTTCACGGGAGCGCTGTCGCCGCCCATGAATCCGTGCCAGTTCCGGCCCAGTTCCAGGAATACGCGCTTGCCGTGGGCCTTGTAGCCTTTCTTGCGCATTTCCATGCGCAGGCCCGGATCAGGCCCGTCCGCTATCACCACGTGCTGCCAGTCCTTAAAGGTCTGCGCTTCCAGGGTCTCCATGGCGTGGTAAAGGTACCGCGCGTTGTTGTACGTCGGGGTGATTACGGAGATCACGTCGCCTCCAGCTTGTCGCAGCGCAGTACGTCGATTTCAAGGCCGTTGCGCTCGATGACATCTACGTGGCAGTACCCGATAGACGCGCAGATTTTCTGCTCACCGATGTTGTCGTGACGGACTTCGGCCCAGATCGGGACGCCGTACGCATGTGCCCGCCGCGCAATTTCCACGGTAGCCACCGTACCGTATCCGTTGCCTCGTTCGCTGACCTTCGTGCCGTTAGAAGACCAGACCCGACCGTACACCTCGCGGTCCCAGACAAGCAGTCCGTAGGCCACGGACTTGTCGTCGTCGTAAACCAGGAATCCTTCTATGTACCCTGTTTCTATCTGCTCGTAGAAGAACACGCGCTGCTGCTGGGCGGAAATCTGCGCCGTGTTCTTAGTCATCCATTCCGCGCATTCGTTACGGATGACGCGAAGTTCTTCGGCTCTCTCAAGAGAGTCTATTTCCCTGAAACTGATCACTGTCACACTTCCCTTGTGTACGTCTGCGACGGAACTATCAGGTCGTAAGGTGCGTCAGGATAGTACACCTTGATTTCGTATATATGACGAAACGGAGCCCTGAACCGCGAACCCATGTCAGCGAGCCTGAATTTACGGGTATCTCTTATCTGACTTCCGAAATCTTTTTGCATCTGATCACCCATCCCGTGGTTAGACGGCTCGTTCTCTTTCAAGAAGCCGCCCAGGCAATCCAGCAGAGCACGCGAGGCGATACCGTTCATAAATGCGGGAAAAATGCAGTTATGACCGTCGCCGCTGTTAGCGACTTGGCACATGTAACCGCAGTTAGGTTCAGCTTCCAGCATTTCTACCATTTCTTCGTCAAAGTAATCGAGAACAAACAAGTAATCGTCCTCAAGAAGAATGTAGTAATCGTAGTCCGGCATTAGCTTCCAGGCGTCAGAAAAAGCACCCAGGGACATTCCACGGTTTTCCCGGTCGATTACGTGGTAAGTTCCCCGTAGTGTATCCAGGTACTCACGGTAACCGGGTGAACCCCCGCTATTCACAAGTACTACATCACACGAGTATTTCAGAGTAGACAGCGCATGATGCTGCTGTTTCAGGTAAAGCGCGCGATCGATGTCATAATCAGCATCGATATCAGCCCGACGTGCAAATCCCGAGCACGCGATTACCAGGAGCACGCTCATGCGCAGTCGTTAACTACGGAGACGATGCGCTCGCGCTCGCCGGAAGTGAGAGCCCAGTGAACGGGAATAGCGCACTCGCGGTCGAAGAACTCTTCGACGCCGGGAAGAGGGCCGTCTGAGAATTCCTTGAAGCAGGTGAGCTGGTCCAGGCGGGAATGAACACGGCTTACCTGTACGCCATGGTGCCTGGCGTAGTCCATGAACTGAGTGCGGTCGCTGCCGTTGAGCCAGAGCAGGGTGTACAGCCACCAGGAGCCGTTCGCGGCGTCCAGCACGCCCTGGCGGCGCACCCGGAGGTTATCGTCGTAGAACTTCGCGTTCTTCCTGTGCTTCATGACTACGAAATCCAGGTAACGGAGCTGGGCCATCCCCATCGTGGCGGCGATGTCGTTCATGTGAAACTTGTAGCCGTACTCGGGGATGTCGTTCTCCACCCGCGCGTCCCCTGATCCTGCCTCACGGTCGATCCCGAACCAGCGGAGCCTCTTGCCGCGTGCGTAGTCATCCGCGTTCTTGATTACCAGGATGCCGCCGTCGCCCGTAGTGATGTGCTTGATGGCCTGAAGCGAGTAGCAGGTGAAATCGGCCTGCGCAGCGATGGACTTCCCGTCCCATTCCGCGCCGAGGGCGTGCGCCGCGTCGATGATCAGCGGGATGCCGTAGTGCGCGGCGACGGACTGGAGCAGGGGCATGTTTCCCGGCTGGCCGCCCCAGTGAACTCCGAGGATCGCCTTCGTGTTCCCGGTTACCTTGTCCAGCACGGACTCGGGGTCGATGTTCCCGGTGCCGGGGTCGATGTCAGCCCACACAGGACGCGCGCCTTCGGCCAGGACCGGCAGGACGGTAGCCGAGCAGGTCATGGGCGTAGTCACGACCTCGCCGCCGCGAACGTTCGCGAGCCGCAGGGCGAGCTGGAGGGCAGAGGTGCCGGAGTTAACCGTCAGCGGGTAGGAAACGCCCCACTTGGCCCCGATCCGGCGCTCGAACTCGTCTACCTTCTTCCCCTGGGTGATGTACCCGCTGTAGAGAACGTCCCGCAGTTCCGGCATAAGGTGCTCAGCCGGCGGCATGTGAACCTTGAACAGGGGAATCAAAGGTAACCTCCTACGGAACGGAACCACTCTTTGGCCTTCGTGACAGCCGTTTCCATCACAGGGCCGGTGCCCACTACGTGCGCGTGCGGGCCGACGATGCGGACTACGATCTCGTTGTAGCCCGTGCGCGCGTACTCCGCATAGTGATCTTGAGGCAGCCGTAGTTCTTCACGCGGAATCCGGTGCCATTTATGATCCTCGATCGGGATTGTCATCTTCTTCCTTTACCTTCGGCGGGAAGAACGAGATCCAGACAGCGTACAACCAGTCTTCGATGAAAGCCAGAATCCTCACTTGAACAGCCCTTCGTAAGCTTTTTCCCACCGCTGCCAGTTGCCTTCGTGGGTGTACGCACTGGCATGCACCCTGGCTTTTTCACCCATCTCCTGGCGCAGGTCCGGGTTCCGGGCTAGCAGGTTGAGGTACCTGCCCCACTCGTGCTGTTCCTTCACCAGGAAACCGTTCTCCCCGTGGACTACGTACTCTCTGTAAGGTGCAACATCCGAGGCGATGACAGGTATTCCCCTGGCATTGTACTCCAGCGCCTTAATCGCGGACTTCGACCGGCCGAACGCCGTGTCGCGGACAGGGGCGATGCCGATGTCGAAGTCCAGCATCTCGTAGTACGCGCGCTCGTCGTCGTTGATCTGCTTCCAGGGGAAGTAGGTCATCTGGTTCCAGTCCCGCGCGTTGAACGTGGGCCGGTAGTCAGTCCCTATAAGGTGCAGGTCCCACTCGGAATTGCGCGCCAGGAACCGCCTGACCTGTGCGGATGCTTCCGTGATATCCAGGCCGTGGCTTCCCCCTCCGCTCCAGCCGATGCGCGGCCTGCGGTTCTCCGTGCGGGGCATCTCCAGCATGTACTCGGGAACGCAGTTCGGGAGCACGGCGACGTTAACCACCCCGAGAGTATCGCGCTGCTCCTGGGCCAGCGTCTCCGTGGTCACGGTCATCAGGTCCGCCATCTGGGCGTACGTCTTGAGGGCGTCGGTCACGACAGCGCCGCCGAACTGGCGCAGGGCGTTGGTGTTGATCTCCTCGATGTTGAACATGTTGTCGTCAACTTCGTAGACAAGCCGGTTCGACGGCGTCCGCGCCCGCCTCCACAGGCCCATGCCTTCGTGCTTGGAGAACCGCTGGCCCACGAGCACGTCGTACTTCCGCGCCTCGCGCAGGGCGATGGTGGTCTCCGGGTCGAAGTGCCCGGCGAACGTCACCTCGTGGCCGTGTTTCGCCAGTTCGCGAAGCGGCTGGATGATGCGCACGTAGCCGCATCCGGCGTCGTCGTGGGACGCGAAGATCTTCACGGGAATAGCTTACCTCACCAGGTCGTTACACCGGCCGTGAAGAGACCGGCTAAGTAACAGGAGGTCACAAATGCCCGGATTGTTCATATTCGCGATAATCCTCGGGGTTATCGCAGCAGCCTGCGTTCTAATCGGAGGTCTGTGCTGGATCGGCGGCTCAGGCGATAACGGTGACGAAGACATCAGGTCCGGCGGTATCGTCGGCGTCGTCATCGGCGTCGTCCTCGGCATCGGAACGGTCATCTGCATCCTGGCAAGTTCGTTCAACTCAGTCGGCACCTACGACATCGGCGTCACCACGTCATTCGGAAGGGTACTGAGCTACGTCGGACCCGGCGCGCACTGGATCGCTCCCTGGGACAACATGGCTCTCATGGACGAATCGGTCCAGACCGTTGACGACAACCTGACTGTCCGGGTCGCCGGCCAGCAGACTGCCCAGGCCGAAGTCAAGCTGCGCGTGCAGCTCGTCCCGTCCGCCACCGATGCCCTGTTCCGCCAGTACAAGGGCAACACCCAGAACGTGATCAGCGCCCTGGTCAAGCCCGAGCTGAACGTCGCGATGAACAGCGTCTACGACGGCTACGACCCGATCCTGCCGCTGTCCACGGGAGCGAAGCCCGGCACGCCGGACAACCCGACTACGCAGCAGCTTTCCGACGCGGTCAAGGCGCAGCTCATATCCAAGATCGGCCGCCAGGTTCAGGTCAACACGCTGATCGTCGCGCCGCTCCAGTACGACCAGACAGTCGAGAACCGGATCAACTCGGTTCTCGCCCAGACGGCCAAGACCGACGTGGCGAAGCAGTCCATCATCACCGCGCAAAGCCAGGCGGCGGCGAACAAGGCACTTCAGCAGAATGTCACCCCGCTCACCCTGGTCCAGCAGTGCATGACCGCTATCGCAGACGGCCAGCTAAACCCGCCTGCCGGATTCTCCTGCTGGCCCGGTCAGGGTTCGGGAGTCGTAATCCCCTCCGGCAAGTAATATAGGGGGTTATGCCTCGCAAATGGACTAACTACGGCAGCGGCGGATACGGAACGCACCGCTGGACAGAGCCGACTCCGGTAATCCGCGTGATCGACCTTCACGTCGTGGACGATATCCTTATGGCGAACGCGCGGATTGCCGGAGCGGAAAAGAACGAAAAGAAGCGCCTGAGGCGCAGGAAGAAGTAGCTCCGTGAAAAAACTGCTGTGGGAGGGCGTCGCTGCCGGGGCCATCGGTGTTTCCGTGCTCGTGTCGGCATGTCACGGGACTAACCCGCCCGCACCGTCCGGCCCTGTGCTCACGAGTCCTGGGGTAACCCCGGCGGTTACCACGCCTAAGGCACCGATGACTGCACTGCCCCCTACGCATGTACAGAAACCTGTACATAAATCCACGCCCGAGCCTACAGTCGCCAAGTGCACGATCCGGTACGAGGCCGGCGAGCCGCTGCCTGATCCGAACTGCACGCCCGGCGCGGTGCTGACTACGAGCACGGCGAACGTGTGCTCCAAGGACTGGGCGTCCTCCCACCGGGAGTACTTCACCAAGGCCCAGCGGGAGGCGGCGTTTGCTAAGTACGGCATCTACACGACTGACCCGGCCGCCTACGGCGAGTACGACCACCTAATCCCGCTGGAGCTGGGCGGGTCGAACAGCCCGCTTAACCTCTGGCCGGAAAAGGGCAGCATCCCGAACGCCAAGGACGCCGTCGAGAACGCGCTGCACAGCGCCGTCTGCTCTGGCAAGGTACCCCTGGCCACGGCTCAGCATGATATCGCGGCTGACTGGGTAACGGCCGGGACCAAGGACATCGAAGTACACGGCGGCCTGAAGTGAGCGAAGACCCGGACAAGTGCGAGTGCCCGTACCTGAGGATGGCGGCGCAGGAGTCCCGGATGGCCGAATGCGGCATTATCCACTCCTCGGAGCAGTGGGTAGGGCAAGACCGTATTCACGTGCTGCTGGTCGCCCAGGCGCGGACTGAGTACGGGTGCAAGGGTCCGGTCCAGGGACGGTGCCCGTACTACGAGTCCTACGGAAGCGTCAAGCTGGGCCTGGACCCTAACGTCCCGCTGCTCAAGCCGAAGATCGAAGACGGGCAGGACCACAAGTACATCTAACGGAATGGCAAAAACCCCGTAGGCGTATGGTCGCCTACGGGGTTCTCGTTTTAGGGGCTAGGTCTGGGAACCGGGCTGGGAGTGCCCGTGGTTTCCCCGGCCCATTGCCGCAGAGAAGTGATCACCGTTCTCGCCGGCCAGGCCGACTTCGCCAGCGTCGCCGTCAACTACGTCCCAGCCGCACATGGAGCTGCGATCAGCCGCGTTATAGTGGTACTGGTTGAGGCCGCCTTCCCTGCCGCCGCGTACGACGTGCTCGCCCGAAGGTTCTGCCATCTTAATCACCTGCCTTGCTGCCGTGAGAGTTTACAAGGGGCCTGAAGTCCTGCATTCCGGACAGATCGAGAGACGGGTCGTCCATCTCGGCCATCGCAGGAAGCGGGTTGACCGGCTCAGATCCGGGCGCGCTCATCGCGCTGTCGGGACGGCTCATCGTGTTTCCGCCGGCCATGGACTCGCCAGCGGTAAGGCCCGTGCGCGGGCTCAGCATGTGCGAGAGGTCTTCCATGGTGACTTAGGCTCCCGTGTGGTCGTGGCTGATGCCGCCGCCGCCAGCGCCCGTGGCCTTCGGGGTGTGCAGGCCGGGAATGCCGGTGTCGGAACCGTACTTGTTGCCCTGGGACTCAGTGTCCACGGAACCGCTGCCTGCGTCCATCCACGAGTACCAGCCGTAGGCGTCCACGGTGTAGTTCGCGCCGGTCTTCACGCTGCCGTTAGTTCCGCTGCTGCCGGGGGCACCTGTGTGAACGTCGTCGGTCTGCGCGCCGTAGACAGAATTGGGAACGGGAGTCTGGACCGTGGGGTCGGGGTTGACTCCCGCGCCGCCGGTACCGGGAGCGCCCGTGTCGAGCGGGTTGCTGATGCCGAAGAACAGTCCGCCGGCGGCCTGACCAGGCTGGGCAGTCTGATCCCCGCCATGGGTCACGCCCTTAGACGGGCCGGCCGGCTCCTTGTCGGGAATGGTCGCCATTCAATGCCTCCTGGTATAAAAGATAAGGCTGTTCAAACCCAGGGTACGATGGCGTCAGGTTTTGCGCTAGCCGAACTCTTCGATAAGTGCCGCCTTGGTCATGTTCTTAGCGTCTCCGTACCCGATAAAACCAGATTCGACTACGTAATCGATCCACTCTTGCTTGTTTGCATTCGTGTACGGCCTTTTAATTTCAGGCTTACGCTCGAAGTCGTTATCGGAGTCATCCCGCTCGAAGTCGTTATCGGAGTCATCCCGCTCGAAGTCGTTATCGGAGTCAGAGTCCGTGTCTTTCCAGGACTCTTCCTCGCTGCGGTACACGTAACGCGGGTCAGGGTCTACTTCCGTTCCGTCTTCACGCCGAAGGTGGGATTCGTAGTCAGTGTCCGGAAACTTGAGAACGTCGTACCCACGGTCCAGTACAGGCGCGTCCGGGTACTCAGCGTTCCCGCTTGACACGAGATCCGGGGCTTCCCATTCGGGTACGTCGATCAGTCCCATGAACGGAGGCCATTCCTGTCCGTCGTGCCTGCCCCCTGTCATGTGCCGGAGCATTCGAAGCATAACCATAGGGCTCATAATACGCGAAAAGGCCCTCGTCCGGAGACGAGGGCCTTTTCGAGGAGACAGCAGGTTTAGCTTCCGGCTCCCTGGTACAGCTTCACAGCCGTGGTGTCGCCCCAGTTACCGTCGCCGCGCAGGAGGCAGCGGAAGGTAACGAGGTCGCTACCGAATGCGAAGTCGTCGCTGCGCTCGAAGCGCAGTCCGCCGACGAGCCGCACGAAGTACTGGCTGAAGTCGCCAAAAGCGACGGACTTCGCGCTAGTTGCCTGTGCGGGCATGTACGGGTCGGAAACGAGCGGCTTGCCCAGGAGCAGGTCAGGCGCACCCAGAACGGCAGACGGCTCCCAGACGGGACGCTGGTTGCTGTCTACGATCTTGCGGAACCCGCCGATGGTCTTGTCAGCGGCCAGCCAGTAGCAAGACCGGGACTGACGGTAGGGCGCGATAACCGAGTACTCAAGGTCCACCAGGTTGTTGTAGGTGGGAGCACCGGACGTGCCGGTCACCGTGCCGGTAACACCTACGGAAACAGCGGACAGAAGGCCGCCGGAGATACCGTTGGTGCCGTTCACGAGAGACTGGCCGAACGCGTTGCCGATCGCGCGGCCCGAAGACATCGCGAGGTACCCCAGGAGGTCCACGGCGGTGTCATCGATGATTTCACGCGAGAGCTGGGTAAGGGAACCGAACTTCACCGCTGCCAGGGTGCGCTGCGTGAACGCGGGGTCAGCGGTAACGATGGTCTGGGCCTGTGCGGCGGAAGCGCCAGTCAGGTGGCTGGAAACCACCGGGATCTGGATTACCTCGCCACCGGAAGTGTTCAGGACGGACGGGCCGGTCTGGAGCAGGCCGCTGACTTCGATCAGGTACGCGATGAGCTGGTCGTAGAAGTCGGTCGGGACGGTGCTGGAAGCGGAGCCGGCGTTCGTCTGAAGGGTACGGATGTTAACGGAGCCGGGAGTCTGGCGGTAAACGTCCTGTACGATGTTGCCGCGCCCGCCGATCATCCAGGAACGGAGTTCTTCGCGGATTCCGTTAACGTCGCCGCCGCCACGGTGCGCAACGACTTCGCGGCCTGCGAGGCGGTTGTAAACCTCGTCAGTTTCCTTGGAACGCGATTCGGCGTCGAGAACGGCCTTCAGGCGCTCATCGATCTTGTCGATTTCGGAGTTCAGGGACTCCCACTTGCCCTCTTCCTCAGCGGAAAGAGCGCGGTTCTCCGTGTTGCTGCGCTCCAGAAGTTCCTTGGCTTCATGCCACGCCTTCTGGCGGCGGTCACGGAGAGACTTGGCAACTTCAGATGCCATTTTGTGTCCTCCAAAGACAGATAGGATCTTCTACCTGGCTCCGGAGTCCACGCCTGAAAGGCGGCTACGCCCGGCCACGGGTGTCAATTACTTAGTGAACATAAAAAACCGGACTTCCGCAAGGAAAATCCGGTTTTTTATCGCGGGGTGAGCTACCAGACGAGATTTACTCCTCGTCAGAGTCCAGGTAGGGGTCGAACCTCTTCTCCTGGAGAATTGCAAGGCGACGGCGGTTATCGGCCGCCGCGTCTACCTTGTGGTCGTTGTCAGAGAGACCGTTAGCGGAGGTTGCCTGCTCCATTTCGGAGCGTTCCTCGGAGTTTTCCTCACCGGAACGGCCCTGAGACTCAGTTCCCTTGCCGGCGGAGTCCTCGGAGTCCTCGTCCTCGTCGTCTTCGTCGGCGTCCGTGTCGCCGCCTTCATCGTCGGCATCGCTGTCAGACGCTGCGGCTGCCGCTGCGCGGTCCTCGGCGGTTTCCTCGGCCGAGTTCTGCTCGTCGTTCTCGTCGCCGCCTGTCCAGGAAGCCGGGAGCAGATGGGTAAGCCCCAGTGCCTTGGCACGCGCGATGATGTGCTTGCGGATTGCCTCGTGGCTCGCGTGGCCGCGCCCGACAGCGTGAATAGCGTTGTGCAGGTCTTCCTCGTCCGCGATGGGATAGGAAGGATCGCCGCTGGCGTTCGGCATCGTCTCGCCGGACTTGCTCATCTTCTTCATCTGCGCTTCATCGTACTTAGCGCGAATCTCAGCCTCGTACCAGGCGGCGCGCAGCTCGTCCGGGGTCATTTCTGCCTCCTGGGGGGTTTCAGATCCGGTAATACTCGTGATTGTGACATTAGCAGCGGTGCTGCCGGTGGTGTACGTGCCGTTAACTACAGGAACAGACGGACGGTCAGAGCGCTTGAACAGCTTCACGCCCATGTTAGATTCAAGCAGCGACCGGATTTCGGCCGGCTCAGCCTGAAAGCGAAGGGAAAGAGACTGGACAGCTCCGTCAACTGCGCGGGTCGCCGCCGTGGCGTCGGGGTAGGCGGGGGTGATAACCGGGGCTACGTCTACAAGTTCTACGTTGAGCAGCGTACGGAGCGGGTAGCTGAAATCGGAAAGTCCCCAGTCATCACCGCCCTCGGGAACCCTGAACGCGAAGCTGGAGTGCTGGCAGTCGCCGCGCTGGCAAAGCTCAACGATGTCGGAACGGAAGGACGGCGGGTCTACGTCGTACATCAGGCCCGTGTCATCGAAGTCGATAAGGCAGGTTCCGGCGCGCGTGGTGCCGAGCAGGAAATCGTCGTTGTGGTTATAGCGGCAAACTACGTCCGGCCAGTTCTCAGTCTTGGACTGGGCAAAAGCGCGCGGGTTCACCTTTTCCACGAAGCCGCCGAGCTTACGCGACAGCTTGTTGAATACCGAGGCGTACCCGACGATGCGGCCGGAGTTAGTTCCTTCCACCATGCGCACTTCAGGCTTGAACGGATTGATGCGCCTTTCAGGGAACGCTGAATAGAATTCCCCAGCGACGATCACGTCAGTCATCAAGCCTCCAAGTAAAGGTATTCGCTTCCCAGGTTAGAGGCCGAACAGCATATGCGCTAGCTATTCAACCCGCCAGGCGGTAGTTCCTTGTAGTTCTCCACCATGTCCCTGACTGCGGAATCGCGCATCTTCATGGTGAAGCGGTCAGGGTCCACAGACTCGATGAGCTTGCGCTGCACGCCGGAATCCCGGAGGATAGCGGCGGCTTCGTGCTTACCCATGTGCTCCAGCTCGCGCGAGTAGGCGTTGAGCATGTTGGAGTAGAACTGGCCGGGGCTGTTGGCGGGTCCTGTCTGCTGGCCGGTGTCCGGGTCGGTCTGGAATCCCGTTCCCTTAGTCATCCCCTGCTTCGCGTAGTTCTCCAGCTTCTTGCCCGCGAGGTCCATCAGGAGCACAACCTGGTCCAGCATCGACTTCGGGAGCGCGCCGGCGCGCTGGGCCATGGAAACCATGAGCTGAAGCGGAAGGGCCTCGGAGCCAGCGCCCCTCGGCAGCGGCGGCAGGTCTTCCAGCTCGCGCAGTTCGTCCGTCGTCCTCAGGCCGATGTTCCGCTGGATCTGGTAGATTTCCGTGCGCGTCTTCAGGTCGGTCTTGAGCAGGGCGTCGGTATTGAAAGCGACTTCGCGGCGGCTGGGAATCAGGGAGGAGAACCCGTACTCAAGCCGCACGAGCCAGGGCCTAAGTGCTTCGATTACCTGAAGCTGGTTCTGCTCCACGGTGGAATAGGTAAGGCTGTCGCCGCTCTTACCGCCTACGCGGTTGGGAGGAAGGTCGTAAATAGACGCGATATGCGTTGCGTTTAGCTGCATTGCGTCGATGAACTGCGCCTCAGACGGCGGCACGGTAACGGGGGTGTAGTCCCAGTCCCTGCCGTAAACCAGGGGCTCGCGCCTGCGCAGGGAAGTGACGAGCATCTGGCGGATAATGGCGGCCTGCTGGGGGTCCACTTCGAGTTCGGAGTTCTGGAACGTTCCGGGCGGGAAACCGCCTGCCGCGTACCAGTCAGTTCCGTACCGCTGTGCTTCGTGGCCGGCCAGAATCGTCAGCGCGAAAGCGCGAAGCGGCGAAAGGCCCTCGATGCGGTTGGCCAGCGAATAGCCCTTCAGGTGGAAAACCTCAGAGTCAGGCCCGAACCACTTCATGGGCCGTCCGTAGGCGTAGACCTTGGCAGCCATGGGGTTGAACGGCTGCGCGTCGTCCTGTTCCACGATTACGTACTCAGGCGGAATCCACTCGATTCCCGTGGGGTAGCCGAATCCGTCCCGGCCCGTGACAAGGCCCCAGGCATTGCCGTGGAGCGTCAAGCTGGACATGCAGGCGAACAGCCAGTCGTACGGCGTGCCGATTATAGAGGGGTTGTCGAAGAGAGACGGCCCTGTGTACGGCGTCCTGCGTCCGTCCGTGTGCTTCGTGTACACCTTGACGGGAAGGGACGCGGTGTTGTCGCTCAGGATCTTAGTGGCCGCGTAAAGCGCGGGAAGCGCCAGCGCCTTGTCTACGCCGAATACCTGGCGCGTCGGGTGAACAGGGCCGCCCACGTCGAAGCGCATGAAAGGATCGGTCCACGGCTGCCAGGGCACGCCGCCGATCGCCCTCTTTTCGGGCTTCATCTGGGCATGCTTAGCTACGCGGTCAAGAAGTCCCACGGAATTTTCTCCGGCTGACACGTGCGGCCAGAGATTTCCGTATCCCGCTCCGCTAACGTTTGCTCGGCACTCCCAGCTCCCTTAGGCCATGGTCACGCCTTAAACCGGAGGGTACTATTCCTGCTGCTTAGGTACAACTTTGACGCGTGCGCCCGTGTGATATCCCAGGCGAATGCACTGCCCCGTCCAGCGGACCCGGTTGAAAGCCCACAGCACGGAGAACGCGGCAGCGAACCAGAGTGCCCCCGCAATCCACCCGAGGGAAATGAACACAGCCGCGATCGTAGTCAGGACCAGCTTGCCTGTGAACCGGAACGGGTGTATTTCGCGGGCCTGTTCCGCGATCTCGGACTTAGGCTTCAGTACCGGAGCGTGCACGTGCGTGGTCATGCACCGAATTGTAGCCCGCCTGCCGGGATCGTGTCTTTTACCGCGTCCATGAACTGCTTGTGGAACCAGCTCCGGGCTTCCTTCAGCTCATCGGACGTGTCGCGGTACGTTTGCGCCGATTCCTCGTACCCCAGGATCGCCTCCCCCGCCGCGATCTGTTCCAGGCGCGAGCAGGCCCTGGTGGTAACGCCGTCGTAGTTGTACATGCACTCCCACGGCAGGAGCGCCGCGTCTCCGTGGTCAATCACCTGTACTACTTTCCCGTTCCGCATTACCTGAACTGGCTGCGGTCCCCGTAGGGGGCCAGAAGGGATCATTCTTCAGCTCCATGTGCCTCTTGTCGATGTGCCGTTTAACCCGCGCGGTTACGTTAGCCGTCGTAAGGCCGGCCGTCATCAGCGAGTACGCCGACGCGAACAGCGGTATGACCGTGAGTTCCATGATCACGGTAACGAGCTTCGACATCGGGTGCGTGGGGTAGATGTCCCCGTAGCCGACCGTGCTGGCCGTGGTCACAGCATAGTACAGCCCGTCTATGACAGGAATATGCTGGACCAGGGCGAATACCCAGCCGAGCACGGCGTCAAGGCTGAATGCGGCTGCGATGACCGCCGTCGCCCTTTTAGCGTGCGGAGTCATCCTTGTTCACGTAGCCCCTTGTGATGACCTTGAAAAGCTTGGCTTTCACGTACATCTGCGCGTCCTTGTCCAGGACGGCGAACATGAGGAGCGAGGCGATGACTACGTCCGCCGGTTCTTCCGTGAGCTGGGCCATCGACCCGCTGCGCCGGGAGAACCCGCGCCAGCGCCCGTACGCGCCGATGAACTCCCCGGCCTCTTCTACGACTTTCATCGCCTGCGCGTCGCGCCATTCGTCGTCTGAAGCGCCCTGCTGGGCGTGAAAGGCGATTTCCTCGGCCAGGTCGTCCATGAACAGCATAAGCTGGTTGAACGTAAGGTCCCTGAGCTGGGGCTTGAGCGAGGTTTCGGTGAAATCCGACACGGTCATTTCAGGGACCTCAGTTTCGATTCTTCACGGGCGGCAGCGGCACGGCGCGCTATGTTCTTGATGATCTGCTCGCACCGCGCCTTGTACTCGGGCTTGTTCTTGTGCACCCACTGGACGTGCTCTAGCGCCGCCTGGTACTCCTGGCTGTGGGGTGCGTAGCTGGCCAGGTACTCCTCGGCGGTGGTAAGACGCTCTGCTTCGTCATTCAGCGCCATGCGCTTCCGTCGCTTTCCTTATGTTGCGCCGGGTAAGGTCCACGGCGTTGACGTTCCATACTACCGCCGCCGCATGATCCTCGTTGTTCTTCCCCGTGTCGAAGAAGAACTCCATGAAATGCCGCCACAGGGCTTCGGTATGGTGCTCCAGCGTGTCCTCAGCGCACGAGTTCTCCCAGTTACGGTTGCCGTGCTTCTCGCCGCCCTTGGTGTAGTGCCTGGCTACGCGTACGAAAAGCTGCTCGTCCATCGGAACGCCCTTGGGAAACAGCAGCGTGTAGAGCGTCTTGCCCTGCTGGGTGTCGCGCCGGACGCCGTCTGAGTGAACGGCCTGCGCGCCCTGCTGGTGAACCGTGTACTTCTCATCCGGTTCTTCGCGGTAATTCTCGTAGTCCTCGCTAAACACCGGGCTTCCTCAGGTAGTAGTCGAACTTGTCCGGCGGGAAGTTCCGCAGCATCCACCCTACAGTTTCCGCGCCGTTCAGGGGCTTGTTCTCAGGTTCCCGGCTCACCGCGATCCCGAACGTGCCGCACTCGTGCCGGCCGGAGACGGCAGCCGTGACCGCCGCCATGGTCGCGATCGTCCACTCCGTGTGCACGTAGAGGGAATACCGGGTGAAAAGATCGTCAGGATCGAGCACGACGGAAATGTACTTCGAGTACTTCGCGGGTTCTGTAGCGGCCTCGTGACCGGCCTCGGTTTCCTCCATGCGCCTGATCTTCCGGTCCAGGTAGAACCGCGCCTTCTTCAGGTCTTCAAGTTCGTCGTCCTTGTTGCGCCTGATGTACTTGAGAACGTTGAACAGGTACGCGTCGCCGTCAAACCCCCATGCCTCGGCTACCTTGATCACCTCGTAGGGATCGCCCTCGCCGCCGTAGTGCGCGGGATGGCTGATCATCTCTTTGACCTTCATGACTTCACCGGGGTTCACGTTTCCTCCTGCGTTTGCCGTCTGGAGCATATCCCTTCCAGGGCAGTAGACTGTCTTCAACACAACAGGAGGCCCCTGTGGCAGACGACGAACCTCTGTTCGAACTGGATTTCCGGCCGGCACCCGAGCCCCCGCCGCCCACGATGCTCATCCGGAGGAATGGATACCAGGCTCCGATTGTTATGCCGGAAGATCATGCCTTGGAGCTGTACCTGCTGCTCAAGGCCCACTTTGAAGGGAAGAGTGAGTCGGTTGAGGGGTAAAAGGCTCCTGATGCGCGACGCTGAGTTCATAAGGCTGTTCGCGGAGTTCGGGTACACCGCCGGCCAGATCGCGCGTGAGTACGACGTGCACCCTGACACCGTCAGGAACGTGATCCGGGGCAACAGCTTCAAGCCGGAAGGCCACAGGTCGCGAGGCCAGTGCAACCACCGCAAGCTGAACGCCGCCCAGGTCCGGTACATCCGCGAGCTGGC